CTATTTCACCAAAAACATTTGGACTTCCAACACTAGAAGTCATAGAGTGATTTGCACCTATCATTTCTAATAGGTATGTAACACCCATGGTTATAGATCCTGGAGATGCTGTTAATTCAAAACCTGATACAGATATGGTTTCATCTGCTCCTTCACCCCAGTCAGCTTGGTTCCATGATAACCTACCCCAACCTGTTTCATTAAATTCTTCTGAATCACCTAAAGAAACAGATGCTGATTGACCTGAAAGAATTACAAGAGTGCTGATTCCTAACGTACCTAAAGTAGATGTTGCTTCAACACCAGTCAGATCTGCTAATATAAATTGAGCAGCTGTTACTGTTCCAACAGAAGTTGTTGCAGAAACTCCAGTTGGTTGAACAGAGTATTCTACACCCCAACCTGAATTACCATAAGTTTGTCTGCCCCAACCTTCAACGTTAAATGATTGTGGTGTACCTAAAGCAGAAGCTGATTCAGGTGCAGTAAGTGATACGACTATTTGATCGTCTTGCCACTCGTTAGATCCCCAAGTGTTATTACCCCAGGTAGATGCCATAAGGAGGTCCTCCTTACGCTATACGAATGATTGCGTTACTTGCGTCTGCTGTTGGAAATTGAATAGTGAAAGTTCCAGAAGAAACTGTTTTGTCACCACCGAATGCGATAACTGCCACAGCTTTGTCAGATTGTGTGTCATTATAAATTAATGCACCGTTAGCTGTAAAAGATGCTGAAGAATAACTAACATCTGCAAAGTCACAGATTGCAGTTGTACCAGAAGTAGTTGGAGTTACACTTGTTAAAGTAGCTCCTCCTGCAGTATATGCAGTTCCTGATGCATTTGTAATTTCATTTGATGTTGAATAAGCTGTAGTTCCAGCTCCTAAAGATGCATCACTTGTAAATAAAGCTATTTTAAAAGTGTTTCCACTTGTCGCTGTAAAATTGTGAGTACCTACTAAAATTTCTTGTTTGAAACTTGTACAAATTGCTGATGTTATTGCCATAATTTTTTATCTCCTATGGGTTTGCTGATTTAACTGGTATTCGAATAGCACCATCTGTGTAGTCATCTCTTCGTCTTCTACCAACTTGTTCGTTAGCAAACTTTTGTACCTCTTGTTTATACTTATTTTCATATAGTGTCAACATGTCTATCGGACCTTTTAAAAATCCATATGTTTCTGATAGACAGCAATATAATAGACCATTTGGAAAATTCATGCTTATATAATTTGTAGCATTTCCAGACTCTAAAGTGGCTGGCATTTTATTATAATGCACTCTAAATTTGTAAGTATCATCAGGAACTGGTGCAAGAAACATTCTTCCTGATGTAGTATCAGTATCTCCAGTCGCTCCTCCATACATAGAATAATACTTTGGTTTACCTCTTTTATCAGAAGCTGTTGAAGATACATATTCTTGTAAATAGGTTACGTCTTTTTTTTCTAACCAAGTATTAGCACCTGTTATAGCGGAATTAGAGTCATAAACTTGTATACCTCTTACAAACAATGCACCTGCAGGAGCATTAATTGATTCTTGACCTATAACTAAATTACCTGATTGTTGAAGTCTATCTGCATCAATAGGTATATCTCTCATAATTCTATATTGAGAATTTAAAATTATATTTTCTAAAATATCTGTAGTTAAAACATTAGAATCTGTTTCAGTGTAATTTCTTATCTGTGTAACTAGAGTTGTATAACTTATACCGGCCATTATTTATTATCTCCTTGATGTTTTAAACGTATCTTTTTTTGTTTCGCAGTTTCTTCATACATTTCAAGATGAGGATCTTGTTTCTCAGGTTTAAATATGTTTTTTATCCAATTCCAAATTTTGTTTATCATGCTTCTATTGTTACAGGCCCAACGGAACAACCGTAGCCTCCTCCTTTTATACTACCTGTTGTAGCAGTATTTGTGTCAACTGTAAAAAAGAAAAAGTTATCTGTTAGGTAAGAACTTCTTGCATCTCTACCAGCAGTTCCAGCTCCATCTGAATCTGCTTTGTATTTTCCTGTTCTTATTGTATATCCAGTTGCTTTTGCGATATTAGCTCCTGTTATACCATCAAAACTTTGAGGATTAGCATAAGTAAAAGAACTTCCTGCAGAAGTAGTTGGTGGTCCTCTAAATCTATATGTTGTTGAATCTGTTAAACCATGTCCGGGTGAAAATACATTTATAATTCCTGATCCTGCAGCATATGTTTCAAAACCATTATCTACTATTCTTACAGTTGTAGCAGGTTCTGTTCTATCAGGTCTTACTTGTAATAAAGCAACACCATCTCCACCAATTGGTTTAGGTTCAAGTTGTGGTTGTTTAGGTTCAAATTCTGTATAATGTACAAAAGAACCATTCCATTCTCTAACCATTTCTCTATATGGAAATTCAAGTCCAGATCTATCTGAGATAGCTTTTGAATGTTTTCCTGTTGCGTACTTAGACATTAAGTTCCTGGGTAATAAGCTTTTGGTGTAATAAATGTACTAGAAGCTGAACCATCTTCAGCTAATGCTCTAGCTAATTCATCTTCATAATATAGTTTCATTTGTTGAACTAATTGTGGTTGATATTTTTGTGCTAAATAAAAAGCTAATCCTGAAGTCATGCAAGGTACAAATCTAAATGGAATATCTGTTGCGTTTGTGTAATCTCCAACATCTTGAATTCTTTTTATATAATAAAAATGCATATCTTTAGATGCATTAGTTGAATCAGGTGTAGGATAAATACTAATACTTACGTGATCAATAAATCTTTGTACCCAATATTGATTAGGTGTACCTTTAGAAAGTTTGTTTGAAAAACCTGCATAAGTTGATCTATCAACTTTAGTCATAGGTGAATCAGACTGAGTTGTTTGTGTTCTATTAGCTCTTAATTGTGCTTCAAGGACATCGGACATTCCATAAATACCATTTGGGTTAGAAGTAGCACTTGTGCCATCAGAACTTGCTCTAAAAAATTTATATTCTGCTTGTCCTTCAATTAGATCTAAACTTGTGCTACCTATTTCCCAATAGTGAATACCTCTATTACCCCATTCTTGAAAAAGAATGTTGAGAGATCTTCTAGCTGATTTCATTTGATAACCAGCTACTGAATTTAATCCAATACGTTCAAAAGATTCTTCTATAATTTCATCAATAGAAAAAGTCTTATCGAACGTTGTAGTGCTCGAGGTAGTATTAGCCATTTAAAATCCTATTCGTAAACTTTAATCCACTCACAAACGACTGTTCCGGTATCTCCTGCCGTACAAGCTGGTAATACTATATTCACGTCTCCGGTATAACCACTAGCTTTAGTATTTTTCAAACCACCAAAATCAGAATAATCATACTCCATTTCACCATTTAAACTTTGAAATACAACATCTGTCGTTGCATCCCATTGCATACGTAAAGCATCTGCTGGTGCAGTTACTGAAACGTTACAACTAACTTTGTTAAGTCTTACAGTTTTGCAAGTTTTACCATTGTTTGAATTTAATTCAGAAACATCAACTATTTTAGTTGTGCCTCCAGAGTTATCAGAAACTACATTGTAGTGAGTGATTAGTTTTTTTGCTCCATCGAATACAGTTGTATTTAATACTGTGTCTGCCATGTTTTGTCCTCCTTTTAAAGGACGCCTGCATTACCAGGCGCCCCGAGTTTATTTATTAATATTAACTATCCGCGTACGGTGTTACTATCGTACCTGATCCAAGCAATAAAGAATTGTGGACTAAGTATGTAGCAGTATCGATCGCTGTGAAAGATACTACGCTACCAACGATTCCACCTTTTGTAGAACCATTCATAGTTATAACATCATTAGTTGCAGCTGGAATGAAAGCTTTTTTAGAACCATCATCTACAGCTACCATGATACCACCTTTAAATTTGTCAGTACCATCTGTTAAGATGTCCATATCAGTTGCAGCAGTTTCCACATAAAAATGAAAAGTTGCGCCAATGTTATTTAAGTTATTAAAGTCAGTATCACCTGCAGTGCCACCATTACTATTTACATTAATACTTGGTAAAGTAAATTTACCATCAGCATCATTTGTAAGTAAGATTTTACCTGCGTGTGTAGCAACTGTTAAAGTTGTGTCAGCTGTTAAGCTAACAGTCATACCAGGACCTGTATTTACAAAGCCATTTTTAGAAATGACCGGTCCTGAAAACGTAGTGTTTGCCATGTTATTATCCTCCTAGTTATTTGAATATCGTCTCTAGGCCGTCGACTATACGCGTCGATATTCAATTTATGTATAGTGACAAAAGTATATACTAGTTTTTAGTAGAGTGCAAGAG